AAGGGAATTTTAAATAGGAGAAAGTAGCTTGAATATAAGGGAAATAAGAGCACTCGCCAATTTATCACAGGTCAACTTCGGAAAGAAGTACAATATTCCATTAAGGACAATTCAAGATTGGGAGGCAGGAAAGCGCAAACCACCTATATATGTGGTAGAACTGCTCGAATTCAAGGTGAGATATGATTTTATACAAAATTAACTAATACACACCGAAAGGCACACCGCATAGTACAAATACTGAATTTTAGCCATTCTTTCTCGCATTCGTAACGCGCAGGTCAGCGGTTCGATCCCGCTCGGGAGCTCCATTAGAAAAAGCCTTGCAATTGCTTGATTTTCAAGCAATGCAGGGCTATTTTTGTTTTTAAAATCAATAGTTTTTATGAATGCGCATTGCCTTATATTGACCTATATTGCCCTGTTGGGTGTGACACCCGCTGTGACACCCAACAAAAAAACTACCATATAATCATGGTAGTTTAGAAATTTTACGGTTTGCTGTTGACTGATTTAATATCTTAGCTACATCAAGTATATCGCTTTCGTCAAGATTTGTATAAATGTTGGCTGTAAGCGATATATCCGAATGTCCCATGAGTTTTTGAGCCATTCGGATATCTATTCCCTTTCTTGCTAGGTTAGTACAATAACTATGACGCAAGCAATAAGGAACTAAATCAGGAGCGACTGGATAAGGTGGTATCAGTTGATTTCGATACATCTTGCAACCCATTGCGATATTTAGTCGTCTTTTAAATGAAGTCCAAACACGATTACGATTTGAGTATTTTATAGCAGCTCCGGAACTGTAGCATGCGATGTATTCAAAAGGCGGCGTATTTTTTATCAGATCATACAATTCATATGGTATTGGAACCGTTCTATCAGCATTGACCGATTTCGTTCCGCGAATATGCAGCAAAGGAATGTCGCCTTTAAGCAATATATCCATACCTTTACACTCTGCAGCCTCGGACGGACGGCATCCGCAATCAAGCATTAAGAGATATAAATAATATCGTCTATCAGTTTTAGCCACTTCTCTGATATAATGCTCTTCTACTTCCGTAATTGCTCGGCGATATGTTTTTGTGCCTTGCGGCTTAACTATATACTTTGCTGGGTTATCAACAATCAAGCGATTTTCTACGGCTTTAGAGAAGATAAAATTCAATGCTTGATAAACTTCATTGATTTGTGCCTTAGATTTGCCGGCCTGTATGTTTAATGTATTTTGACAATGAAGAGGTTTAACAGACTTAAGCTGCATCTTACCTATGTGATCCAGTATGCAAGATTTAACTCTGTTTATATACTTTTTCCGAGTCAAGTCTGACTGCCTGGTTTTATAAACCTCAATCGCTTGCATCGTCCAATCCTCGACCGAGGTAGAACCAGCAAGGGTAATCTTGCCCTCTTCCAAATCTCTTACTTTATTAGTGTACTTTTGAATAAGCTCAAACTCGGAATCGGCACGCACTCTATATCGCTTGCCTTCGAATGTAAATGTCTTTTCGAATTTATATTTTTTTGGCATACGCACCTCCAGGCTAGTAAAGAAAACAAAATGAAAAAAAATCCCGTATGTATACGAGATTTTTTTAGATATTCTATAATGCCCTATAGGCAAGATTTTGGAATTACTTCCGTTAAATCATTCTATATTAAATCTCGGATAATGTCAATGTGTTTTTTCTACTTTCTTATGATTTGTTTTGATAGTTTTTCGGTTAATTTGTCCATAGTCGAATCTGACAGCTTTATACCATAAAGATAATCTGTAGATTTCTTGGGAACATAAATCCGCTGCTTGCTTACAGTAGTTACTTGATTCATTATTGCCATAGTTCCTGTTTTTAATTTGTTGATTTCTTTCTTATAGACTTTTAACAAATCCATAGTAGCTTCTGCAGCATCGAGCTTTGCTTCTAACTCTGCAATGATGGCAGATTTTCTCTCGTCCATATCGGAGTCATGAGGAATTAATTTTAATATTGCTTTAAATTCATCAATTTGACTAGTAGAAAAATCATTCAATTTATTATATTGAGTAATAGCTTTGTTATATAATTCTTGCCCTAAGTCTAAATTTGATTTATGAATGGTTTTACCATTAGTTGAGGAAAGTGGGATGGCTGTTATTACATCGGCGGCACGAGAGTTATTGTTATCAATAACTACTGCATAATGAAGACCGCCTAATTCTTTTCCTATACGAAATCCAAAATTTACACGTATGACATCACCACGAGAATATCGGATAAGTCTTGATGGATTAAAATCATCTTCCTTTTCTATGTAATCTGTGAATGATTTAATCCAATAAGAAACAAGATCGGCTTTTTTATTGTATGAACCATTGGTTGAATCTGCATATGCCACCAGCAATTTATTAAGGCGATCCACGGCCTCGCTAATATTGTTTTTAATATCAGCCTTAGATCTATTCTTACTCATGTTTTTGAACATCTCCTTTTAAAAGTCATCTATTAATCAAACCCAATTAAATAATCAATTGGAATATTAAAGAACTTTGCCAGCTTTTCAGCACCTAAACTGGTCGATTTCGACCAGTTTGCTCGGCAGTTATTTCCAAAAAGGAAACAACTGTAAAATCCGCCATTCTTATGTCCATATAGACACCTAAAACATTGAAATCGTTGAGTGAAATACACCAACACATTCGCCTATTACAGTCATCCCCTGGGCATCGGTTACAATCGGCTCATAGTCTGCATTGCATGGGTTGAGTATGATTGTATCGTCTTGCCAAAATACCTTTTTGAGCACCGCTTCACAATCGGAGTTTATTCTTACGGCATAAATTTTGCCATTCGTATAGTCATAAGTCTTTTTGATAAAAGCTAGATCACCGTTAAATATTCCAGCATCAATCATGCTATCACCACGGACACACACGCAAAAATCTGCTTTTACTGAGCTGTCTATAAAAAAGTGTCCCTCAAAGTTCTCCTCACACCAGGTTCCTTCGCCAGCACATATGTCCCCTAGAATTGGTACAGGTTTTGACGCTGGAAATGAAATGTTTGTTATGCCTGCGAGGTCGGGCTCCGATGAGAGGTCTTCTAACCCTAATAATTTAGATGCCGTCAGTTTGGCTTTCAATATTCTTACATGCTCATATTTATGTATCAATTCTCCTTCGGAAATTTTTGTCACTATTTGTTCATTTTTGTCAAGTATAATATAATCCCCAGTATTTGTTTCTATTGGAGTATAGCCCTTCTCCTTAAGAAAATCTAACAGAAACTCGATAGTATCATAATAATAATCTGTAATTGAATCCCCATCGTTGTTTATCCATCCCATTAAGTATGCAGGACTTATTGCAAGAGCCTTTGCAATTAATTCAATTTTATCAGAAGGAATATTGGTTATTATATCATTTTCATACTTATAAATAGTTTGTTTGGTTGTTCCAATCTTATTAGCCAATGATTCTTGAGTCATTTTTAATAACTCTCGACATTCTTTTATTCGTTGACCAATACTCATCATTACACACCTCCTTGTTTGTAACCTTATAATATCACAAAAATGTTTTTAGTCAATAAAAAAATGACTTGACAAGTTACAAAATAGGGTATATATTCTAAGTAACTTGTAAAGTTACGGAAAGGAGGGCTCGAGTTGATTAATGTAAATGCATTGAAAGGGAAAATTGCAGAGAGGGGCAAAACTCAAACTGATGTTGCAAAAGCAATAGGCATAGCGCCTAAAACCTTTTATGACAAAATGAGTAAAGGTGTTTTCGGTAGCGATGAAATCGAAATAATGATTGACTATTTGAGTATTGAAGACCCAATGAAAATTTTTTTTGGGAAATAAGTAACTTGTGAAGTTACTACACCGACCGGAAAGGAGGAGGGATGAAAGACTATAAAGAATTTAAATCTATACACGTTGATTTAGAAAAAGGAATCTATCTGCTTAACGGAGAACCAATGAAGTATGTGACAGAGCTGAACTTAATGCTTGATGGAGAAAGATGGAGCCTTGGCATAAATAAATATGAATGGTTTAAAGAAGGCTCCAGACGATATCCTAGCTCTATTGCGAGAGCCATTCGTGATACTGGCGCAAGTATTCGAGGAAAAATGAAAGAAACCATTAAGAATGTATCAACAAAAGAATTAGTTAACGAGCTCGTAAAAAGAGAAGGTGTTGAAATGAAATATGCCGAACCGCACAAGGATTTAGATGTGAATATTAAAGGTTCGCAATAGTGTTAATCGTTGTAGACTAACCAATTCCCTTCGAGGAGATTATAACACGAAAGGAGTCGCACATGACTAAAACACAAATCAAAAGAGACTTGTTACAAGGCAATGAGGGAGCAATCCTAATCAGCATTAGCAAAGTGGCAGAGCTCACAAAGATGGGTCGAGATAGGGCAAGGGATATGCTAAAAGACTTGCAATACGACCCACGAGGAAACGCAAAGATGTACTACATCGACGATGTAGCAGAAGTCTTCGCAGAAAGGAGGACACTATGAAAATCAAATCAATCATACCGCCAACGCTATTTATATCAGCAGTGCTTGCGCTGAATGGCATAGCAACGGCAATAGACAACCCTGAGGTGTATCAGCAGCCGGAATACAAAGTCGTCAGCAACATACAGATTGATGTTAAAGGAATCTCAAATGAAATGATTGATGATATAGCGACAAGAAGTGGTGTGGACCCTAATATCGTTAAGGCAATCATCAAGGAGGAATCAGGAGGCAACCCTAACGCAGTAGGTGACAATGGTGAATCAATCGGCTTAATGCAGATACAGCCAAAGCACCATAAAAAAAGGATGGAAGAACTAGGAATCGTAAGCCTATTTGACCCACAAGAGAACGTGATTCTAGGATGTAGCATTCTGTCAGACCTATACGACAAGTACGGAAACTACGAGGACGCACTATCAGTCTACAACAGTGGCAACACCGAAGACGGCAAAGCATATGCAGAAAGGATTTTAAATAGGAAATAAGAAAGACGCTCCTGGGAGCGCCAATCAAAATCAACAATTTAATTATATCAAAAGGAGACAAAAATGACAATCAAAATCAACAAGCTAGAAATTGAGAACGTAAAGCGAGTAAAGGCAGTAAAGATGGAGCCTACTGCAAACGGTCTCACAATCATCGGCGGAAACAACGGACAGGGCAAGACCAGTGTGCTGGATAGCATAGCATGGGCGCTCGGTGGCAACAAGTTTAAGCCTAGCCAGGCACAGCGCGAAGGGTCAGCGATTCCACCGAACTTGCATATCGTCATGAGTAATGGCCTTATCGTCGAACGTAAGGGCAAGAACTCAGATCTGAAGGTTATTGATCCGGATGGAAACAAAGCTGGACAGAATTTGCTAGACAGCTTCATAGATGAGCTTGCACTCAACTTGCCAAAGTTTATGCAGCAATCAAGCAGAGAAAAGGCAAGCACATTGCTACAGATCATCGGAGTAGGAGAGCAGCTCGTGCTCCTCGAAAAGGAAGAGCAAGACACTTATAACCGTAGGCATGCAATCGGTCAAATTGCAGACCAAAAGGAGAAGTTTGCAAAAGAGCAGGAATATTATCCTGAAGCACCTAAAGACCTGGTCTCTGCATCAGACCTAATCAAAGAACAGCAGGAAATTCTAGCGAGGAATGGTGAGAACCAAAGAAAGCGCGAAAATCTTGCAAAAATACAGCGCTTACACGAAGAGGCTACTAGGAATGTTGAAAGGCTGAAGCTTGAGCTATCCGAAGCCGAGACTAAGCTTGCTAATGCAATACAGGATTTAGTCACAGCAAATAAGTCTGTTGAAAACCTTGTAGACGAATCAACTGCAGAACTTGAAAAGAGCATAACAGAGATTGATGAAATCAATCGAAAGGTTAGAGCTAACCTTGACAAAGACAAAGCCGAGGAAGACGCAAGAGGTTACAGAGCCGAGTACGAGGAGCTCGCAGAAGCGCTCACAGATGTTAGGAAACGCAAGGCAGCACTGCTAGACAACGCAGACCTACCACTAAAAGGGCTATCTGTTGAGGATGGCGAGCTCGTATACAACGGATTCAAGTGGGACAACATGAGCGGTTCAGATCAGCTAAAGGTCGCTACTGCAATCGTGCGCAAGCTAAACTCTAATTGCGGATTTGTACTACTAGACAAGCTTGAGCAGATGGACCAGGAGTCACTAAAAGAGTTTGGAGACTGGCTCGAAGCAGAAGGCTTGCAGGCAATCGCTACAAGAGTAAGCACTGGCGAAGAGTGCAGCATCATCATCGAAGATGGATATGTAAAGGGCGCTGAAGCAGAGGAAGTGAATACACCAGCTATCGAGGAACCATCGAAAGCTGAATGGAAATTTTAGGAGGCTATATGAATATCACTAAAGGAAAAATCGCAAAAGCTCAAAAGGTCGTCATATACGGAGTTGAGGGAATAGGCAAGTCCACTCTTGCCTCACGATTCCCTGACCCAGTATTTATTGACATAGAGGGCTCGACAAGCAACATGGACGTTGCAAGGTTAGATAAGCCAACAAGCTACACAATGCTAAAGAATCAGCTATCATTCATCGCAGCCAATCCTACAGCGTGCAAGACGCTTGTAATTGACACAGTGGATTGGGTTGAGAAGATGGTAATTGAAGACATCTGTATGGCACATGACAAGAAGGACATCACTGGATTTGGCTATGGCGAGGGATTTATAAAACTGGAGCAAGAAATAGGCAGGTTCTTAAACAAGCTATCAGACATCGTCGAGAAGGGCGTAAATGTAATCCTAACCGCACATGCCATCATAAGGAAGTTCGAACAGCCGGATGAAATGGGAGCATATGACAGATACGAGCTAAAGCTTGGTAATAAGACCACAGGCAAGACTGCTGCGCTTGTAAAAGAGTGGGCAGACATAGTGCTTTTCTGTAACTATAAAACGCAAGTATTTGCTGTAGATGACAAAGGGACAAAGCACAAAGCTCAAGGTGGTGAACGAGTGATGTATACAGCACATCACCCAGCATGGGACGCGAAGAATAGGCACGGATTACCGTTTGAATTGCCTATGAAATACGAGAGCATTGCTCACATCTTTGATGTCAAAGCTGAGCCTGTCAAAACAGAGCCGAAGGCCGAAGCACCTAAGCAGGAAATGCGTCCTGAGGATCCTATCTATGCTAAGAAGTATGATGACGCGATACCTATCTCAGTACAGGACCTAATGTCTATCAGTGAGGTCACAGAAGACGAATTGAGAGGCTTTTGGGAGAAGGTGGGACACTTCCCTAAGGACATGCCTTTTGGCAATGTACCGCAAGATTATTGGAACGTGCTGATAGCAAACTGGAACTCGGCACTTAAAGATATAGTTAATGCAAGAACAAACAAGTAACGAAAGGAATATTTAAAAATGAGCAACATGAATTTTGACAGAGAGTTTGATTGGAATGACGAAATTACCCAGGACAGTGGAGAGTTTTTACTACTGCCTGAGGGAGACTACAAGTTTATCGTTGAAAGCTATGAGAGAGGCAGGCATCAGCCACAACCTGGTGGAAAGCTTCCAGCATGCAACAAGGCCATCGTTAATATAATCGTAAAGACCGCAGAGGGCGATGTTAAGCTCAAGCACAATCTATTCTTACACAGCTCAACAGAGAGGATGTTATCAGCATTCTTCGGCTCAATCGGCCTTAAAAAGAAAGGCGAACCACTCAAGATGAACTGGAACGAAGTTGCAGGCAAACAAGGCGTTTGCAAGGTCGAACAGCGTGAGTATAACGGCAACAAGTACAACGAGGTTAAGCGCATGATCTACGCAGAAGATGTTGACCTCACAAAGGTACTCAATAAGGATGTACCGGAGCTAACACAGACAGGATTTAATGCGGAAGATTTTCCGTTCTAAGGTGACAAGGTGACAAAATGAAGTTAAGAGATTATCAAGAGGAAGCAAGAACAGCTATAGCAAACGAATGGGAGAAGGGCGTCAAGAAAACACTCCTAGTACTTCCGACAGGGTGCGGTAAAACGATAGTCTTTTCTAAAGTCATTGAGGACAGAGTAAAGCTTGGGGAGCGTGTGCTAATTTTAGCACACCGCTCCGAGTTACTTGACCAGGCATCAGACAAGCTTGCAAAAGCAACAGGCATTTTTACAGCTACAGAAAAGGCGGAACAAAGCTGCCTTAATAGCTGGTTCAGAGTGGTGGTTGGGTCTGTGCAAACTTTGCAAAGACCTAAGCGACTTGCACAGTTTGACAAAGACTACTTTGATACCATCGTCGTGGATGAAGCTCATCACTGCATTTCAGACAGCTATCAAAGAGTACTAGAACACTTTAGCAATGCGAACGTACTTGGTGTTACAGCTACTCCGGACAGAGGAGACATGCGCAATCTAGGATCATACTTTGAGAGCCTAGCGTATGAGTACACTCTTCCAAAGGCAATCAAAAACGGATACCTAAGCCCAATTAAGGCTTTAACAATTCCGCTTGAGCTAGACTTGAGCGCAGTGTCAATGCAGTCAGGAGATTTTAAAGCAAGCGAGGTAGGTACAGCGCTAGATCCTTACCTAGAACAGATTGCAGACGAAATGCTTAAGTACTGCGCAGATAAAAAGACGGTAGTGTTCCTGCCACTGGTAAAGACGTCACAAAAATTTAGAGACATTCTAAATGAAAAGGGCTTTAATGCAGCAGAAGTCAATGGTGACAGTAAAGACAGAGCAGAGGTCTTAGACGATTTTAGCAAAGGAAAATACAACGTACTTTGCAATTCTATGCTTCTAACGGAGGGATGGGATGAGCCATCAGTCGACTGCATTGTGGTGTTAAGACCCACAAAGGTGAGATCGCTTTACTCGCAGATGGTAGGCAGAGGAACGAGGCTCTATCCAGGAAAAGAAGACTTATTATTGCTTGATTTTCTTTGGCATACAGAAAGGCACGAGCTTTGCCATCCAGCAAGCCTCATTTGCGAAAATGAGGAAGTTGCAAAGAAGATGACCGAAAATATGGAGATTGCTGCAGGCACTGCGATAGACATCGAAGAGGCGGAGGAAAAGGCAGCATCAGACGTAGTCGCGCAAAGAGAAGAAGCTCTTGCTAAGCAGCTTGAGGAAATGAGAAGACGCAAGCGCAAGCTTGTAGATCCGTTACAGTTTGAAATGAGCATACAAGCAGAGGATTTATCAACATATGTGCCGTCTTTTGGTTGGGAAATGGCACCGCCATCGGACAAGCAAATTAAAGCGCTTGAAAAGTACGGAATATTTCCTGACACAATCGACAATGCTGGTAAAGCTTCTATGATTTTAGACAGACTAAGCAAGCGCAGAGACGAGGGACTTACAACACCTAAGCAGATTAGATTCCTTGAGGGGAAAGGGTTTAAGCATGTAGGTATGTGGCAATTCCAATCTGCTAAACACATGATAGACCGAATAGCTGCTAATGGATGGAGAGTTCCTAACAGCATTAATCCTGCAGAGTATAGACCATCATAAGGAGAATAAAGATGCAAAGAAATCATCTTGAACTATTACAACATATAAATCCATCGCTCTTAAGCTATCAGGAATGGGTGAACGTAGGCATGGCGCTTAAGCAGGAAGGCTATACAGCATCTGATTGGGATTCGTGGAGTGCACAGGACAACAAAAGGTACCATCAAGGGGAATGCTTTAAGAAATGGGATGGATTTGCAGGAAATGGAAATCCTGTGACTGGAGGAACGATATTTCAGTTAGCTATAGAGCAGGGCTGGACTCCTCCGGAGAAAACATCTCATGAGCTGAACTGGGACGACGAGATTGGAAAAGACTACAAGCTCATTGATGAGGCTTGGCTTGAAGTGAAAGAAATAAACGAACCTGATGATACGCAGTGGAATCCTGTTAAAGAGTTGATTACTTACCTAGAGACACTCTTTGAAAGTACCGAAAATGTTGGATACGTCACGGAGGTTTGGGAGAAAGACGACAAGTACATGCCAGGAAAAGGCTCATACGACCGAACTGCAGGACAACTCATAGAAGCACTATCAAAATGCAACGGTGACATAGGCGCTGTAATCGGCGATTACAAAGAAGAAGCTGGCGCATGGATAAGATTTAACCCACTCGATGGCAAAGGCGTTAAAAACGAAAATGTGACAGACTATAGGTACACGCTCGTCGAATCGGACAGCATGGAACTAGAAAAGCAAAATGCAATCATTAGAGAGCTTGAACTTCCTGTAGCTTGTCTTGTGTACTCTGGAGGAAAATCTATACACGCTATCGTAAAAGTGGATGCTAATAGCTATGAAGAGTACCGCAAGAGAGTAGATTATATTTACTCGATTTGCAAAAAAAACGGTCTTGATATTGATAGCCAAAATAGAAACCCTTCTAGGCTATCTAGAATGCCCGGAGTAATGCGCAAAGGTCGAAAGCAGTTTCTCATAGATACAAATATAGGAAAAGGCAGCTACGAGGATTGGTACAAATACATCGAGGACTTAAACGACGACTTGCCTGATCCAGAAGGACTAGAGGGGTGTTGGGATGACATGCCTGAACTTGCGCCCGAGCTGATACATGGAGTGTTAAGACAAGGCCACAAAATGCTAATCGCTGGACCATCAAAGGCAGGTAAATCATTTGCACTCATAGAAATGTGTATTGCGATAGCTGAAGGGACTAAGTGGCTAAACTGGCAGTGCAGCCAGGGCAGAGTTTTATATGTCAACCTTGAGCTAGATAGAGCGTCGTGTTTACACCGATTCAAGGACGTTTACAAGGCGGTCGGAATCAAGCCTCAGAACATTAACAACATTGATATCTGGAACTTAAGAGGCAAGACAGTACCAATGGACAAATTAGCGCCTAAATTGATTCGTAGAGCGCTTAAAAAGGGTTATATAGCAGTTATCATTGACCCTATATATAAAGTCCTTACAGGCGACGAAAACAGTGCAGATCAGATGGCTCATTTTACGAACCAATTTGACAAGGTGGCAACGGAACTAGGTTCAAGTGTAATTTACTGCCATCATCACTCAAAAGGTGCCCAGGGCAATAAAAAAAGCCTAGACAGAGCATCAGGCAGCGGAGTATTCGCAAGAGACCCTGACGCGCTCATAGACCTTATAGAGCTTGAGCTTACTGAGGAAATATATTCGATGCAGCTTAACCAGGCTAAGTGCAAGGTATTTGATGAGGCTATTCGGTCAAATAATCCAGGTTATTATGACGAGCATGTTGGACTAGACGACGCCTTGAGCTTACCTCAGATTACAAGCCATGCAAACAGAGCGCTAACGCAAAGTGTACTTCTCAAGTGTTCTAATGAATGTAACAAAGTCGAAGACGAAATTAGAACGCTAAGTGCATGGAGAGTGAGCGGAACTCTGAGAGAATTTGCAAAGTTTAAGCCGGTTAATATGTGGTTTAGATATCCGAAGCATGAGGTTGATGAGGCTGGTATTCTGGCTGACATAGAAGCAGAATCAGCTCAGCCAATGTGGAAAAAGGCAGTAGAGAATCGCAAGAAGAATGCTAAAGAGCAAAAGGAAGAGCAGCTAAATGAGTTTGAAATTGCATTTTCCAATCTCGAAATGGATGGCGAAGTGCTGCTATCAGACCTAGCAGATGCTTTAGAATTGACTTCACATAAACAAATCGGACTATGGTTAGGCGATGGAAAAAGATCCCGCAAGGAATACAAGGAGCGCTATGAAGCATACACTGGAGCGGATGGACTGCGTTATATTAAAAGGCGCGAATAGGGGTGTAGCATACTGTAATTTTCTAGTCTGCTACACGGGTGTAGCGCACTAGGGTGTAGCATAGGTGCACCCACATGTGTGTAGCATACTGTAATTTTCTAGTCTGCTACATGTAGGTGCACCCCTATACTACGTATAGGTGTTTACACACCCCCATGCAAGCATGTACACACCCCTATGTGGTGAGGCGCTACGCTTACGCCTCGCCCACACATAGGAGTGGTCATACATGCACCGCGCGAGAGGAGGTAAAATGATTGAATTTTTTATGGCGATGATTCCGCCAACAAAAACACATCAAGAAAAGCAAGCGACAATTTGCTCAGATAGAAAAATTAGATTCTACGAAGACGAAGAACTAAAAGCGGCAAGGCAAAAGCTAAAAGCTCACCTAACCAAATTTAGACCTAATCGAAAAGCAATAGGTCCTGTGAGGCTTGTAGTGAAATGGTGCTTCCCAATCAAGGGCAAGCACAAAGATGGTGAGTGGAAAATAAGTAAGCCTGATCTAGATAACTCAAACAAGCTTTTACAGGATTGCATGTCTGACCTCGGATTTTGGAAAGATGACGCACAGGTAGCAAGTCTGATCTGCGAAAAGTTTTGGGCAGTGATACCAGGCATATGGATAAGAGTTGAGGAGCTGGACAATGATACCGAAAGCTAAGAAAAGCAAAAAGCAAAAAAGACCAATCGAGCAGGTCCCTCGTTTTGAAATCATAAAGCTACAAAACCTGCTGCACATCTCAATCATGGTGCGAGTGCTATGGACAGTGTACGGCTGGAGGGAAAAACGCATCGGATATTTCCTTGAAGCGTACATGAGCTTGCTCGGTGAAGTATGGGACCAGAGGTGCACGGTCAATCAGATGATAGATGGCACTAAAGATATGACTGGTCACGATATAAGGCAGCTAGTAGATGACATGATTAAGTATGGGAGATAAATTTAAAGAAGGAGAAAAAATATGATAAACGAACAAGCACAATATATTGCCAAGATGTACTTTGATGGCAAATGTTTTATAGAAGTGAGCATAACTGGGAAAAAATTAAAGAAAATAAAAGATGGACTCAATGTCCCATTTGTTGAGATTTCATACATTGACGGAACAATTTTGCTAATTCAAACATCAAAGATTACAAGAATTTCAGCATTTGAAGAAGAATTTATACGAAGCGATTTAGGTGTGGTATCTGATGACATATAGAGGTGAAGTAATGAAGTGCGAACTATGTGGAAAACGAATCAACGAGTACGGCAAGTACAGTGCAGTTATAGCAGGCAAAGAGCATTATCTCTGTGTTTGGTGCTACAAGAAGACACAGAGAAATAACGAGATATTGAAGAATAAAGAGAGGTAAAAAGGATGTATAAAGTTCCAATGGAAATTCCAAAACATTGTAATAAATGTCCGTTTGGCAGACATCAATACAACAAACCTTTTTGGTCGAGTGAAGATAGGATAGATCCTATAGACTTTAAATCAAATATCAAGAATACATACGGATATGTATGCAATATCGACTTTAACGAAAATGGAAAGTACACATAAGTACTACGGTCTCAAATTGGAAAGGACATTGAAAGGCCTGATTGGTGCAAACTTATAGATATGGATGCGAAACGATTGAAGAGGTGAGAAATGATACCAAAATTTAGAGCATGGGATAAAATATTAAAGAAAATGAATGATGTGACAGCGATTGATTTCTCAACAAAGCCTTTTAGAGTATTTTATAGTGCTTACGGAGAAGATAATTATTTTAATCAAGATGCAATTCTAATGCAGTCCACAGGAATGAGCGACATAAACGGAGTAGAGATGTTCGAGGGAGACATTATAAAAGCTGTCGCATTTTTGAGATTGATTGGCGTTGTCAAATACAGTGTTGAAAGAGGGGCTTATATTCTTGAGGATATAAACAAATTTACGTGCGATTTCGCATATTTAAGCCCATTTGGCAATTTTGAGGTTATAGGCAATATATACGAAAACCCTGAGTCAGTGGAGGTAGACTGATGAGATTAATAGACGCAGAATTGATGAACCAAATTTGTAATCACACATCATTAAGCACATGGATACCAACATCAGCAGCATTGCCAAACGAACCAGAACCTGTACTAATAACATGGGTAAATAGAGCCCCAGTATCGTATTACGAGGAAATTAAGGACGAGCCTATCACAGGTGTAGCAATTTACCACAAAGGACAATGGTGGTGGTATTCAAATTATTGCGAAGATGTGCTATCGGAATATGGGAAAGCGTCTGACGAGGACGCAATCGATAGAAATATTGATGTTATAGCATGGCAACCATTCCCCAAGCCATACAAGGAGGAGCAGTAATGATACCACAAGATAGATTAATAGAATATGCAAGCAATTTCCTTGAATCGGAAATTGAGGGCATCGAGAAACTATTAAAGGATGATAGGGTTAATACTGAAAGCAGAGAAGTATTGACCAAAATCTTAAAAGAATACAAGCACGATTTAGAAGTGATTGAAAGGGAGCGTTGGTAATATGCAAAAAATGACAATATACATCAGCGGTAGGATTACCGACTATGACGACTACGAGAAGACTTTTAACGAGGCAAAGAAAATACTCCTTGACGAGTATCCTGGGGCAGAGATTATTAACCCAGCTGAAATAGTATTGCCAGAGGTCTGCGATTGGGATGACTACATGGTGATATGCTTAAGGCTTTTAGATAAGGCAACGCACATCTACATGCTGGACAATTGGGTGCACTCAAAAGGTGCTTGCACTGAGCACTTATACGCACTCAAGAACGGCATAGAGGTTTTATGGCCAGAAAGTTCGCCATACAGATAGGAGCGTGCAATGGGTAATAGAACGAAAGCACTGAAATATATTGCAGATCACTATGGATACATGGGTCAGAAGGATATGCTGATAGAAGAATTGGCCGAGCTTATACAAGCTCTTAACAAGTTCGAAAGGTATGAGCACGAGAGTGGATTCCTTGCTAATCTGATTGAGGAAGTTGCTGACGTAGAGATCATGTTAGCTCAAGTCAAATATTTGCTAGGGATTAATGAGCGCGTAGAGCATGCAAAGTTTTTCAAAGTCGAGAGGCAAATGAAGCGAATCGAGGAAGAAAGCACGGAGCGAGGTGTATAGTCATGGTGGACTACGAACAGATTAAGCAGCTTAAAGCATTGCGACGAGAAGCAGAGGGGTTGAAATATTCTATAGACCACGCTAAGCCAGAAATAGTCACAGACTACTACAAGGACTACAAGACAGGTCGAGGAGTCCCAAAATCACTCGTAGGAGTCGATTTTGATAGAAAGGGTATATCAAGTAGGGAGAGGCGACTGAAACGCAAGCTAGACGAAATTAGCAAGCTAATTGAGGTTATAGAAAAAGAGATAGAAGCTATAGGCGACCCTGACATGAGGACAATACTTCGGATGTATTACATAGAGGAGCGTTCGCAGGAAGAAGTGGCAGATGTCATGCATTGCGACAGAACTACAGTATCTAAGAGATTGAAGAAACTTGCAACAAATGCAACAAAAAAGTGTGATATATTGTAACCAGT